TGCCTGTAGGGCTGCATAAAAGGCGGAATGTACTGTGTAAGATTAACTTCCCGCACCATCCGCCACCTCCTCTAATACCGGAATTTCATATTTATCAAGAATGAGGTTTTCAGCGTTGCCGTTAAGATGAGTTGAAGATATATCAGCAATGCCCTTTACTGACAGTATACGCGCCTCAATCTGGCTCACACGTACAGTTGTCGACTGTGAATCAGCCCATGCCTGCCTCAGCTCAAGGAAATACTCCTTTACCGTATCCTGAATATTCCCTTTGAGGCTCTCAAAGCTGTACCCTGCATCAAATGTCAACTCCGTGGTTATGTTTATACCCACCGTCTGTGCAGACACAACATTTACCACATGTCCTATCGGAGCAAGACCGTAACCCTCTCCGGCATTCTGTTCCGGGTCGATAATCCCTTGTACTGTCCTGACAAGCGTATCACTTGCCTCACCGTAATCATCTGAATCAACAATCACCACTTTCACAGTTCCGCCCACGGTAAGCTTCTTGTCAAGCGCCGCTGTATAAACAAGCGAAAGCCATTTTTTTACAACGTCCGGAACCCCGGAAAGCGTGTCATACCATGCCTGTACCTCAGCGTCCGGTATCAGCTTGGCAGGTCTTATATCATCATTCCATGCGCGTTCTACCTTGACGGCGCCAACTCCGTCAATAGCCTTAACCTTGGCGATGTAGTCCGCCTGATTGCCACCGAATGACTGAGCATTGAAGCTGTCGAAATATCTCTTCCTGAAACTCTCTGTGTCCTCCTCATCCTCGCCCGGAATAAGTATCTGTGTAAGCTCTGCCGTCTTAAGTCCCGGAATATATTCCATAGGAATCATGTTCGTAAGGTATCTGTTCCCGTCTGTCCCGGCAGTTTCACACTGCACCTTATAAGCTCCGGGCGATATCTGTTCCAGGACAACATAATTCATGTCACCTATATTGAACCTCTTACCTGTGACATCAATGTTCTCCGGAGTGAATAGCCCTTTCAGTACTGCTTTTGTTGCCGGCTCCGGTTCCAGTCCTCTGTCCTTTGCCAGAAGAAGCAGATTTTCTCTTGCCGCCGTATCGCCATAAGAATTTCTTATCAGATACTCCAGTTCAATATAAATGTTCTCCAGCTCTATCGCAGCCGCACTGTGCGCATCATATATAAGTGAGCTTGGGCGCTTGTCAAGCTTATCCGGTACACGGTTCAACATCCTTCTAAGAATATTGTCATGTGTCTGTTCCTCATACACTTATACCTTCACCTCCTTGTCTGCTTTTATATCGCCATACACCGTACTTACTACGAATGAAGCATGTATAACACCCTTGATACCGGTGTCAAACTCAAAATCCGAAACTCCGGTCACTCTGGTATCAACAGTCAATGCTTCACATACCCTTCTTTCAAGCTCCGGGCACACATAGGTTACCGGCTCTCCATACAAGTCCATAGTCTCTATGCCATACCACCATGGATATATAACATACTGATACCTCTCTGTATTCAGCATCCTGAATATTGACTGTTTTACCGCCTCGGCTCCATCAGCAAAACCGCTGATTTCCCCATCTGCAATGTGCAGTCTATATGTGAGATCCGGCTGTTCCTCAATCTCAAAATCCTGTTCCAGAAATCCTGCAGTTGCCGGAATCATACACTATCACCTACCCTGTCAATAACAATAAACTTCTGTCCCCCCTGCTGCCTTGCAATTATCACACTCTCACCCTTTTTCAAACCGTTGTGCACTGTCAGCTTCTTCTTACCTGTAAGCTTATGAGAGTGTCCGTCCGCGCTTTCTGTAATCAGGTCAACATCAACACTGAGGCTGTAATCAGTGACCTGCCGCGTCAATATCAACTGCTTTTCACCAAGCACCATCCTCTGTTCAACATTTATTCTTAGCGGATGTGAACTCTCCACCTCGCCGAAATATATATTCATCGGCTTTGATGAATCGACCGCCTCAAGAGCTGCCTTTTTTATCATTGCAACAAGCCTTGTAACATCAAGCAATAAACTCACCACCTCTCAATGTCAAATCCATTCTGTGCTCGCCGTCATTATATGTGTGGCGGCACTTCTCCACCAGCATAAAATTCTTTACTTTAATGTCTCCCAGATTCAGGTTGACAACAATCATCGAACCTGCCCTCACGCGGTTATCGCCAAGAGCATTGGTAATTCTGAGGTTACGCGTTTTTTTATTGTAAAGCGATAACAGCTTATCTGCCTTTGCCTGTCCGTTCTCGCCTTCCTGAAGCGTATCGAAATATTGTAGAACACCCCATCTGTTTATATTTGAACTGTCCTGTGCAATATATACCTCTCGGTATCCTGTATCCTCATTGTCATAGGTTAGCTTTATTTTATTATATGTGCTATCATCTATTGATGAGGTGTACTCGAAGTTCTCACCTGTCTCCTCATCCACAACAAAATACGCTCCGGCGTCACCGACATACATTGCTTCAAGGCTTCTGAGTGTGAGCCTGCCGAAATCATCATACAGGACATACATCATTCCTGTGTTCATCAGCGTTATGTCCAGAGCGTTCGCTATCATCTCAAACAATGAAGTATTCTCCTCCACCCTCGACTCAATCACATAGCCTGTATCATCAAGAACTCCGGGGTTAAGCGAATAATCGTCTGCAAGAGCTTTAACAAACCCGGACGCAGTCATATTCTCATAAACCTTGGTGTCTTTATTTTTAAGATATCTGAGCTGGTCATAAGCTGTAACGGTAATTATTCCTTCCTTGTCCCGCTGCTGCTTGAATACGAAGCCGTAAAAGACATTATCTCCATCAACGCGGAGGCGGACAGCACTTCCTTCCGAAAAATCAAGCATATCATCCTTGATGACTTTGAATACAAGCTTTCCCGGTGTGTCCTTTCGCTCCGTTGACCACTCTATGCCTTCCTGAACCGCTGGCTGGTACACTTTAGTACCTGTATCATTGCCTATCAGTAATTCAACACTCATATCTCCTCCTACACCGGAATTGTCAATTTCTGTTCTGGCATAATAAGATTAGGATTCCCACCTATAATGCTTTTGTTGGCATTATAAATATCAATATATCTCTTATCATCACCGTAGAAGCGCCTTGCGATAGCACACAGGCAGTCCCCGCTTTTTACCGTGTAGCTCTGAGCGGATGATGGTGCAGGTGAGTTGTTCGTCTCGCGTTTCGGCTCAACACTTGCCCGCGGCTTTCCGGAGGCAAGCTGTACATTTATCTGTTTGGTTCCATAATCTCTGTACTGTTTTAATTTAAGCTGCACTTCAAAATCAAAACCATTCTTAGCCGATTCGGTAATCTTATAGTCCTCAAGCGACACCTTGATATTAGTACTCAGAAGCTTCCTTCCTGATGGCATACGGCGGCACACAATAAACTGGAACGGCTTAAGGCTGTTTTTAAGGTTCTCGAATATGTCAAAGAAATATCCCGCCTCCTTAAATCCATCCTTATAGACAGCATAAGGATACTTGCTCTGTGGAATCTCTACTGTAAAATCAATATCCGTCAATCCGGCTTTCTTTAATATGTTAATCTCCCCATCATTTATCAATGTGATGGTCTTATTATTTCCATTAACCTTCGTTGTTATCTTCTCCGGAGTAACCGGAAGAAGACAGTTTCCAAGATAAACGTCATACCCCATTACTGATGTACCCCCTCTGCCATAATCTCTGCTGCCTCATTCACGGCATCCGTAAGCTCTGTCACGAAGCCGTCGATATCGCCGCCATTGTTTACTGTGTTCTGCATTCCCGACATGTCAATATGAATTTCTGCTGTAGTAAACCTGTTTACAGTCTCCTGCTCAGCTATATCCCTGAGATACTTTAAATTCTCCTTTGTAATGTCAAGCGAATCCTTGATGTCACCGGTATCATCGGCAATGCTCATAATTCCATCACCGATACCATTTGATATCGCATCAGAAAATACACTGTCATACTGGCCTGCATCCGGAATCTCTATCTTGCCGAATACGTCCGACAGGCTAAAGCTGTCAATCTTATCGGCTATGCCATCGCCCCATGCCGCACCGGAATTAAACGCATCGGATACCCAGCCGTCATGGAACGCATCAAACGTGTTGAAGCCTTCATTGAACGCCTCACTTATGGATTGATACTCCTGTTTATTTCCGGCAGCCTCCGCCGCCTTGGCTGCATAGTCATCCGCAGCGTTTGTTATTCCTGAATAATCGAAACTGACAAAGGGAAGCTTGTTGAGTGCTGCACATATTCCCTGAACCACTGTTATCACATCTGAAAGCAGTCCGTAAAACCAAGACTGTACATCAGAAATGCTGTTATGGAATGCGGTCTTTATGTTGCCCCCTAATGCACTTACACCATTTCCTACACCAAGAAATACATTCGCTGCAACCTTAAGCAGATTCCATAAAAACTGAATCGCAACATTGATTCCTCCTGTCATCACCCCTAAGCCGGACGAAGCGACACCTGTTGTCTTTGCAATGGCGGTACATATTGCGTAGAGTACTGCCACAATCGCTATAAGTGCTATGACAATCCATGTGACAGGGCATGCAAGCAACGCTGTGTTAAAGCCCATCTGTGCCGCTGTTGCCTGAGCCGTTGCCGAAGCTTCCGTTCTGGTGGCTGCCGCATGGGCGTATGAAGCAATACACGCCACAACCTTTGCCGCCTTGCCTGCAAGCTCTGCCGCACTCACTACTCCAAGATAAGCGGCATATACTGCCAAAGCTCCAACAATGCTGTACACGATAGGGCTTATCACGGACCAGTTATCAGCCACGAAGGCTGCACCCGATGCCATGAAGTCAAATACATTCACTGCCACGCTTGCAAGTGTTCCCATTGCGTCTATGGCTTTATCTGACAGAACATTGAAGGCATCGCTGTTCGCGGTATCGTTGATTCTCTGTAATACAGTCCTGAACGTCATCATTGCGGTATTCTGCATTCTTGTCCATGCCTGTCCCCATGTCATCGGCATGTCATTGAAATTAGAAT